CATTACTTTTACATAATGGTCTAATCCAACTCCTGCACTTTCATAATAATCAAATATTCTGATTTCACCCATAGTAACTTGAAAAAACCATAAAGCACAACTATCAGATATTCCTAAATCCCATGCTACATGAACAGGTAAGCTAGGGTCTCTTTCTACTTTTGTAATTCGTCCTTCTTGTTCTGCTTCTATAATTAAATTACCATAGTAAGAACCTTTAATAGCAGCTGCCCATGAACATTCAAATTCTTGCATATATTCATCTTCACCCATTTGTTTTTTTGCAGCTTCTAATTCTACAGGGTCTACAACACCTGTTTCACTTGCACGATAGATAGCTCTATGCCAATCAGGTTCATGCTTTGCATCTTCATATAATTGCCAGAATTGATTTCTACCTTTTGGTGTTCCAATAAATATTGCCCAACCTTTTCTATCGGTTAATGCAGGTCGTATCACTTCACTCCACATTCTAGGAGACATATCTGCATACTCATCCATTACACAACCATCTAAAAATATTCCTCTCAAGGCATCTGGGTCATCTCCTGCACCATACAATCGTATACGACTTCCATTTATTAAATCTACTCGTAGTTCAGATTGGTTTACTTTTGTGCCAGGAATATTTTTTGTATAATATAATAAATAATCCCAAGCCACAGCTTTTGCCTGTCGGTAGTACGGAGCAATGTATGCGTATCTACCATCTTTTCTTTCTGTTTTTATTTCTAATGCTTTGCGTAATATTTCTGTTATAGCATACACAGATTTACCCCAACGTCTGTGGGATACACAAATCTTAAATCGTTTATCATTTTTGTGTAAGTCTGCTTGTTGTGGTCTGGGTGTGTAAGGAATGGTTATGTGCATAGGGAACAGGCTACCATTTCTTACACGACCAGTATCGAGCTGTTAGTTTAGAAGGTGGAGATGTGTCGCACTTATGTCTAGCTCGAAAACTTTTCCTTCTATCAGGACTACTTTTTTTTATTCTCATATTAGGGTCGCCAAATCGTATGAGTTTTGTTTGTCCATTAGCTCTTGCTAGTACAGCAAATTTTTTATTTTTATTGGGAGTTCTTTTTGGTTTATTATAACCAGAAAATTTTTCACCCCTATAGTCTATTGCCATTTATGTTTTCCAAGATTTTCTAGCTTTCGTTTGAGATTTTTTTGATAGTTCACCATAATGAAATAGCTTTACACTTTTATTGGTATGAGACTTGCCAGTATGAGGAGTACCATCAGGCATCTTGTGCATACCTCCTTTGTGTTTTGTTCCATCCTTTAAATAATGATTTACCCCTTTCATTATGCCATCCTCTTTTTTGTTTTTTTCTTAGTCATAACTATTTTAGTTTTTTTCTTCATAGGTTTTTTCTTAGTCATTTTTTTATTGCTACCATATCCGTAATTCATTATGTACTCCTTTTTTTCTTTTTAATTTTATTTGCAATTTTCTTAAAGATACCTTTAGCTGGTGAACCTTTACTTCCTACTTTACGCATCTTCTCACCAGACCCTGCTGCTATGCGTTTGCGTTTAGCATGAATATTAGAATATAATCCTCGTCTAGCCATGTGTTAATTTCTCCTTTACTAATTCAGCTTCAATTGGTTTCTTATCATCTAAATTAAAACTTACTGTTATATTATTAGGTAATCCTTCATGCTCTACAGTTTCTCTAAAACCTGCCTTCGTCTTAGCTAAAAATATTGCCGAGATAGTATCACCCTTCATAGCTTTCTTATACAACTGACTACCAATAGACATCACCAATTTCTCTTTACCAGCATCTAACTCATGCCTAAAATATTTCCTGAGGGTAGTAACATCACAATTCATTAGCTTCGCTATCTGTGCCTGATTTAATCCAAACCCAACAGCCAACTCTACTTGATGCCTGTTCTCTTCATTTGGTTTAAACTTAGGTCTACCACCTTTAATTGCTACAGTCATACAACAACATATAAATAATTCTTTTACCTTTGTAAAGTAAAATCTACTCCACCATCTTGATGCTCATTAAAAACATCTTCCCAAGAAGTTTCTCCTTCTTCCATGTGTAGTGCTAATTCTTCTTTTAAAAATGCTCCTACATAATCATCAATAACTTTTAAAGGAGTTCCTGCCTTCCAAGTTTTAAATACATAACTGCCATTAAAATTATCTTCTTGTGCTTCAGCTGCATAATCAAAGTCTACAAAATACCATAACTTCTCTGGGCGATAATAAAATACCAACAAGTGTTCTCCAACAAAAGTTCTTATACCCCATTCTAACTTACATTCTTCTACAGGCAAAGTATCTACACCAAAGAAACTTCTCTCCACTAACCAAGTAAACTTTTTCCTATATAAATATTTAGGTTTATATTTCATCTATTGCTCCAATCTAATATAAACTATTATACCATACTGTTTACTAATTGTCAACACTTATTTTATACCCCAAAATTATTTAGAAATAGCCAATAGGTTGTTATGAGGTGTTTAGGATGTGTTTGATATATGCCTTTAGATTAGCACCAGTACCACCCCACATCCGTTTATTGTAAAAAAAATCTAAAAATAAAAATGTCAATGAACCTTCTATCCTGGAACAAAGGTAGAACAAATATATTATAGAACAAATGTAGAACAGCTGCAAATAGAACATATAGAGAACAAATACTTTCCATATAATCGCTATACAATGCCATTAAATACATAATGGTTATGATTGTATCATATATGTTTAATGTTGTTCTATGGTTATTATATCGCTGTTAAAGTATTAGTAAGAACATAAAGAGAACAGCTTATATATTAATATATATACTAGTTCTTTTTTATCTAAAGAGATACGTCTTTAATTAATAAATGCCATATATCCTAATACTACCAGGTATTACTACTAATATATTATTTAGGTTTAAGTTTATATTCTTATATTGTTATAGCTATCTTAATAAGTATCTTATAATAGAAGTTATACAAATATACTAGTTAATAGCTATTGTTTAAAATTATATGTAATTGTGTTTTATGTTTTAGGCTTACATTATTGTAAGTGTATTATGCTATAGGTATATATATAGTATTATTATAATAACGCAGATTTAAATATTATTATTGTTTAGTTGTTCCCTATTTATACAATTATAATTATTAGCATTTATTTATATTATTTGTTTGCAATTTGTTAACTAATCTTTATAATAAATGTATTATTAATTTAAATGGAGCAAATTAAATGTTAAATATTAAACAACTAAATAAAATAGAATCTAGAATAAATGAAATAGAAAAATTTTTAGATAATAATAGGGATTATAATAAATTTGATAGTCATAAGTTATTTACGGAAAGATCAGAATTAGAGTTTAAAAGAAATAAAGATAATATTAATTTTAGATTATCATGTAAGGATAAATATTATTATGCTTGGCAATGCTATAAATTTACTCAATATGTTGTAAAAAATGGTTATAAATATTATTGGCAAGATATGATGGATAAAAATGTTATAAAACAAGGAATTAGTTTTAATAAATATTCTATAAATATTGGTTCTAATCAATACGGTACAGATATAAAAAGATTTAACAGTAAGGAAGAATTATTAGGATTTGTTATAGGATTTAATGAAGCAAACAATTTATAATTTTTAACTATGGGATTATTTATTAATCCCATTATTAAGAATTATTTTAATTCTTATGGTAGCTAGTCCATTACTAGTAAATTAAATGGAGCAATAACAATGCAATTATTAACCTTAAAACAAGTAAAAGAATTATTAAAAACTTTAAATGATAAAACTTTAGAAAATATGTTAAAGCAAAGAAAAAATAATAAATCAAAATTTAAACAATTACTAATTCAAGAAATGGCTATAAGAGTAATTAAAGAATATAACAACTCTTAAATATTTTATGAAATACTTTTTAATTAAAGTATTTTGTTAAGTATTTAATACTTACTTTGCTTATTGTCTCAAAGTAAAATAATGACATCAATTAAATTGGAGTAACAAAAATGACACCTTATATGGAAGAAACTTATTCTAAACATATTTTTATGATTAATAAGCCTATTATAAAAAAATATAAAAAAGATAATAATTTTTATGAAAGTTTAGATTTATATGTAAATGACAATAATGAAATTCAATTTGAAATATCAATATATGATAGTAACAAAAAGATTATAGATTCTTATGTAACACAAATAGACCATTTAAATTGTTTTTCATTAGCTAATTTATGGGGTAATGAATCTATGAATTTAAAAGAAGATGACTATTTATATGATTATATACCAAGTAAAGAAAGCCAAGAATGGGTATTAAAACAAATTATAAATTTAATAGGAGAATAAAATGACATTAAAAGAATCAATAACAATGCCATCAACTAAATGTAATATTTATTTATGTAGATGGAATGGAGATGAAATAGTACAAATACATACTAAAGAAACTTTATACAATGAATATAAAGACACAAATTTATTTGATAATGTAGACGCAGAAGGATACAAGGGAGAATATAAAAAAGAAGGTTTTAATAATTTAATGGAATTATTAAATAAATGGGAAATAGAAAAATTTGAAATGGAATTTAAAGATTTTTATGGCATACATAATTATTTTATAAATGACAATTTTGAAATAACTTTAATAAAGGGAGGTCAATAATGTATAAAGAAACAAAAGATTTAAAAATTCCGAATGAATGGGAAGATGTAACTTATGGGAATGATGCGTGTTGTTCATTTAGTTATAGATATTTTCAAATATTTATAGACCATAAAAATATTAAAGAGAGAGAAATACAAGACGGATTCAGATATACTGTAATATTAGAAAAAAATTACGGTTATGGATTTGGTTTATTACAAAGCAATAATTTTAACGAAGTAAAAAAGTTTGTTAAGCAATCTGTAAAAAACTTAATAAAAAATTGTGACAAACAAAATAAAATACAATTTATTATGCATGAAAAAAACAATCAAAATGTACCTCATAAAGATTTTTTAGATTGTTTAAATATAGAAAAACGCAAATCTATTGAAAATGAATATAAAAATTATTCTGAAGAAAAATTAAATAAAACTTTTGAATACTTTTTATCTTTAAATTTACCTCATTAGTATTTTTTGTAGTGCCTTATTAATTTAAGGCATTATAAAAAGTATTATAGAATACTTTGCAAGAAGTCATTACTTGCTTTAATTAATGACATTGTTTATGGAGTA